CATCATTTGCAGCATGAGTACCACTAAAGGTAATAGCTGTTACAGCGCCGTTAGCATCTAACGTAGTAGAAACTACAGTTAAAGTGCTTCCTTGTTGTCCTTCAGTTCCTGCTATATGAATTGGCAATAAGTTAGATTGGTACCAATCGCAATTAGAGAACTCCCCTAATTCCCAACTGTTCGCAATCTTGTTATTACGATCCATTGCAAATTGGCTTAATCCAGTACCAACGATGTTAGGTACAACGGTGTCACCAATATATGCTTTGGCGCGGCCATTAGCTGAACCATAGTTACGGTATAATGCTAATGCATTAGCTAATTGGGTATAGCTGTTAATTGGGTTAACGCCATCACCAAAGAATCTATAAGTATTAGTTACACAATTTTGTGCAACGTTAGCTTCGATTTGTGCGCCAATTTCTTGAACAGCAGCTTTACCGAAACGTCCCATGTATTCCTCAACATTGAATATAAATTGTTGAGATGTAAATGTATAGCTAGTTGAAACTGATTGATCGCAAACCAAAGTTTGTATTCTTTGATCGGCTGGTTGAAAAGTTGCAACTAAAGAGTTAGTAGTAGTCATTCTAGGAGGTAAATCAAAGCCTACTGAATCCCCTAAGTTTCCGACCAATTTTTCAAAGTTCTTAAACTTGGTGTTTGCAGTAGATATAAAACAATTTAAGTTTTGTAGAAAGGCAAGTGAAGACATTTGGTATGTTTGCACTTGTTGTAAAATATTTGTTGGTCCTGCCATGTTAAATTTTCCCTTTATCTAGCGTTAATCTAGGTAGGGATATGGCAATGTAGTTAGAGGTTAACGATCCTTTAGCCTTTCAACCAAGGGGCGTTCTTAAAATCCTTCAACGTCATCTTGCCGCTATCCATACCGACCGAAGAAGATTTAAGTTTTGATAAAGGAGGAGGGGCACTAACATTGTTGGTTTTTGCTTCTAGATTATTGGCTATCGATTTCGATAACCTTTCTAGCTGTTTTGTCGCTAATTTAGGCGAGGTCTTAGCTAGTCCATCTATCTCTAACAGCTTTGATGGGTTATTAGCCAGCTCATACATAATCTCTGGCGTATTCTCCATTTGCGCTGCAAGCATTACCGCATTGGGAAATTTATCAGGTTCAAAATCACCCATGACTTCGTTAAAGTCTTCAAATAACTGAGAGCCTTTACCCATTTTAAGGTAGTACTGATCAGCAATTGTCTTTAACTCATCTTCCTGAGTTTTTCTTTCAACCTCATCACGATGCTTTTGTAAATCCTGCATGAACTGTTCGTATACTTGCTGCTTAATAGCAGTAGCATCTATTTCGCCTTTTGACGCTGGTTTCCCAGCAGCCTCAGCACGAACCTTTTCAAGTTCAGCTTGATATTCCGCTTGCGCCTGTTGACGCGCGCGTTCAGCAGCATGAGCCTTTTCCCGTTTAACAATGTCATTCACCTGGCTAGTAGTCAGTGTCTTTTCAGTGCCACTGTCACTAACTGGCGCTTCGATCCCTGAAGCTTCTATATCATCCATAAACCCACTATTTCCCCGTGACGGTAAAATAACCTCATGCGCTGAGTTCGCGACCATTTATACCCGATGGCTCGGTAGTAACCTAAGTTTCTACATCCTGTATAAACCTAGTAATTTAACTTTAGTTTAATTTCTGAATTTGCGCAATGTTTGCACAGGATTTTGGGAATATCAGACTTATTTAGGGCGTGTCAATAACAAAGTGTTCTTTTTATTGGCGAGCATCAAACCTAGGTAGTTCCTCTACTAACACTTGTAAAACCCGTACGGATTGTAGTATAGTTGGGATTGCTATTGTGGAGGTTTTATATGACAATTTTAAGCGTAAGTGCTGCAAGACAAAATTTATATAGTTTGGTTAATGAAATATCTGATGGGCATAAACCGATTTATATTAAAGGCAAAAAAAGCAATGCCGTATTGGTATCCGAACAAGAATGGAATAGCGTAAAAGAAACAGCATATCTTATGAGCAGCCCCTATAATGCTTTGGCTTTGATGAAATCAATTAAAGAAATAGAAAAAAATACACGCAAGAAAAAATCTAAAAAATGCCTAGCATAATTTGCTTTAAAAGTATACGGCGAAAAAACGACCAAAAACTCCTCTTTTTTGATCCAATTTTTTATGTGCAAAAAGAGGTATATCTTTTGCTATAGCTTTGGTATACTTTGGTATACATGTTATACGGGGCGATACATTATGCTTGCTATTAGAATTTCAGAAGATTTAGAACAACGCTTAACTAGACTGTCCGAAAAAACAGGTCGCACTAAAAGCTATTATGCTAGAAAAGCCATCCAAGAATTTATAGAAGATAGGGAAGATTATTTATTGGCAATTAGCGTGCTAGAACAAAAGAACCCTACTATATCTTTGGATGAATGGAGCAAAAAGAATGGTTTGGATGATTGAATTAGACAAAAAGGCCGTGAAACAATTGGACAAATTAGGGAAGCCAGCACAAAAACAAATAAGGGACTTTTTAGCGAATAAAATTAGGAGACTTAGTAACCCTCGCAGACTAGGTAAGCCCCTAAGTGGAACCCACAAAGGATTATGGAGCTATAGAACTGGGGTATATAGAGTTGTGTGTGAGATAAAAGACAGTACGTTAGTAGTAATTGTGGTTAATGTTGGACATAGAAAAAGCGTATATAGTTAATCTCTCCGCCCATCATATCTTGGTAATTCCTCTATTTCTTCTATAGACAAGCCCAAGCATTTACTTATTATCTCTGGGCTTACGCCAGCATTTAATAAGTTAATGGCAATTTCTCTAGCTTTTTCAATTTTCGCTTCTAAAATAATTAAAACCTCGTACGTTATAAAATCTGCTTCCGTATAATGTTCTTTATTCATTCTTATATAGTAGGCGCATAATGAATGATAAAAAATAGCATATACACTAATAATTTATGTTAGTGTATATGCGCTTAATACTATATTCTAAGCTTTTTTTTAGCTGGCGAATTAGGAGCGTCAACTACACTAGCTACCGTAGATACAGCGCTTTCCACGCCCTCAACAATAGGTAATGCTTCTGGAGCAACAACACCAACTACAGTGTTAACAACAGGCTCAACAGCTTCTACAGTTGAAACAGCGGCCGCAACTTCCGGTTGAATATTAGAAACTGCGCTAGCAACATCGGATTCAATCTTAGGGGCTTCGGCTTCCACATGATGTCCAATGGCATCTATTTTAGCATGGAAATTAGCCATGGCTTCGTGTAATTCGGCTTTAAGTTTATTTAATACAGTCGTAATGCTTTTAGGTTGATTATCAGTAGGCATCGTAACTCTCCTTGTTTGTTAAAATTTATGGTGAACCAGGTTTATATTTAGGCGATGGCGGTAATTCTATAGTACGCCAATATTCAACTGAAGATTCTCGGTGAAATTCGGCAAGTTCAGCCTCAGTAGGCGCATAATCTGAAAGGATAACGCAATCTTCTGCAATTTCGATTACCTTTTCATCTTCGGATTTTTCTGTTATTACAGGTACCGATTCATCTTCGTTTTTCATTTCTTTTTCTTTACCTTAAGAACTTTGTTAGCCTTAGCATCTATCTTTTCTTCTGTTTCTTTAGATATTTTACCCTTATGCTCCATCTCAGATGCACGAGCCTTAGCATTGGCAGCGTGAGATTTGTCAGGCACTGGAAACTTACGTGATTTGGGTAATGCAAACTCTTTTGGTTTTAATTTCTTTCTGGCGTTAGTTGTTAGTTTTGACATTTTATTAATCCTTTAAAAATAGTTTACTTCTTTCTTCTTCAAATTTAGCGTCAGCTAAAAGATTCTTATAACCTGAATCTTGATTCAACTCAAGAACCTCATATTGCTCCAAAGTAATCAGAGGCAGCGGCTTTAATGGCGGAAAGGTATGTGATTTAGTTGTCATTCGCTATCCTTTTAATCGCAATATCCATATATTCCTGTTGCTTTTCAATTCCTATGAACCTAAATCCCTCTAGCTTAGCAGCAATTCCAGTTGAACCGCTGCCCATAAACGGATCGAGTATAACGCCATTAGGCGGTGTAACTAGTCTACATAAGTATTGCATTAATTTAATTGGTTTTACAGTGGGATGATTGTTATGTTGGCCTCTTTCTGCGGACGACGCTTTAGCACAATAGAAAAAGCGGGACGGCGAACCTAAACTTGCTTCTACCTCTTCGCTACCATCGTGGATAAAGTTTGCTGGAAAACGGCCTGACACGGTCGATTTAAATTGCCTTGACACCCAATTATCATCGTGCATAACCCCTAAAGTTTTCATACTTTGATACGTTCTAGTTTCTGTTCCAACCCGACACCCATCGATATTAATCCCGCCAGTACCATGTTTTAGCACGTTACTTGCTATATTCTTTTCGCTTAGTGGTTTTCTTGCCACAATTATTGGCTCGTGTGCTGGTTTTAATTGAGAACCCCAGCCATCCCACTTTTTGGCATCGTATGTTGGCGGCGTGGTTATGTTAATATCAATCCTTTCTTTAAGCTTGCTTTTTTCACTGCCAAACCCAGCGTTCCCCTTTATATCTTGGCTACTTTTTAAAACGCCTATAACCTCTCTTTCAGCACCAGCCATCTTATCGATAGCCTTGCTAACATTTAAGTTTTTAGGAAAACCGCTTCCATAAACCCACATGATTTGATCCCGAATTTCAAACCCGGCATCTTCAATTGCACAGGCCATCCTATGATAAGTGCGGCTACCGCCGAACGCTAATAAATGGCCACCTGGCTTTAATACCTCTAGGCATAGTTTCCATAACTCGACATCATTAGCAATGCCAGACTTATCCCAGCCTTTGTTCATAAACCCAAGTTCATACGGCGGGTCAGTAACAATTGCATCTACCTGTTGACCCTTTGCAATCAAATCCCTTATCGCATCTTTACAATCCGACAAGACGCAGACATATCCCTTGTCTAACACTATTCTTCCCTATGTTTGTGGGCTATTTCTGCACTTTTAATTACATGCTCCACCGCAGTTCTAGCATTTTCGGAATCAACCTTTTCTTGCTCAATTCCAAGTTTGATTTGGTTCTGATTAATTTGCGCCATAATCTGCATAAACTTAACATCAGTTAAGGTCTTCTCATTAGCAACTTTAGCAGCTTGGATAGCTAGCTCTCCTTCTTGTTTTTGTTGTTGTTGCTGAATCTTAGCCATCTCAATTTGTTTAATGGCCTCAGTTTGCTCACGCATTGCGGTTTCTTCAGGATTGCCTTGCTGTGCTTGTTGTTGTTTTTGTTCTTCTAATTGCTTCATAAACTGAACGGCTTGAGCCTTAAGCCCCTCAATACCTCTAATGTCCATGTTATCTAGAATTGTTTCTAGCCCCATAGTATTAATAAACTCAGCAAACAATTGACTGGACTGCATCATTCTAATTATTTGATCAAGCGCTACTTGTTTTTGTACTGCGCTACTAACCCCTGCTTCAACCTTAATCTGTAAACTATTTGGGTTGTAACTAAAGTCTACGCTTTCAGGATTATTTGGGTGATTAATAATTTGGTAAGAGCGCTTACCGTCAGGCGCCTTTACTGGTAAGCTTCTAGGCGTTACATAATACTTAGGAATTAAGTCAACAACTATTTGGGCAACCCTATTTAAGCCTCTAATATAGCCCTGTAAATAAGGAATGGCCGCAGCATTAGATTGCATT